CTTCATTAATGGGTGTAGTATCTTTGATATTTTCCATTGTATCGAGTTCTTTTTGTATTTCTGTATTGTTATTTTCTATATATCCTTCCAATTCGTATATTTGTACATTCTCATCTCCACCGAATCCGTATGCTTCATTAACTCTTTTTAATTCGGCATTTTCAAATCCTGGATCAGCAACTAAATCGTAAGTAAAAAGCTTTTTAATTTTAACGTGGCCATTGTTCTCAACAACACCAGCAGCTCTACTAGAAATATGAATAGGAATTCCACCATCAACGAGTGCCTTAGCTTGTTTTCCGGCTTCAGTATCTAATAAACGAATTTTACCTTTAACAACTTTATTAGCTTTATCGTAAGTAATATCCTCTATTACGTGTGATACGTTTTTTAATGAGATGTCAAATTGTTTAGGGTGATCTAATTCACCTAACAACTTTCCATTTTTTATTTTTTCTTGTAATGATTCTATGTGAGGTATTAGTTCCTTTTCATCATATATACGATTGTTCTTATTCTTTTTCCCAATCTCTGAAAAGACTCCTTCCAAAACATATTTTTCGTCGGCACTTGCTTCGAGGATCGAAGTTGATCTCTCTAATACCAATAATTTCGGTTGATCCATTATTTACAGATTATTTTAACTTTTTATTATATATCTTTGTTCAATTATACAAATAGGATTACATGTTATCTTCCTCGTCAGCCATTGCGTCTAATTGTTCTTGTTCTTTATCCTTCATCTTTTTATTAGCTCTAATATCATCTTCACTCAGATCTAAGAATCTTCTAATTAAGAATTCAGAAGAGAAGTATTTTATTTCATTTCCATTAGGATCATAATCAACTAATCCATCCTTCATAGTAGTAATAAAGTCTATTCGTTTTTGAAGTAATTCCATTTCCTTCATTTCTTCAAATACATTATACTTATTAAATTTAACACCAACTTGAGATTTGAACGAATCATCATTCATTAAGTCAGGATAATCTAAAGTCATTTGAATCCAAAGAGGTTTAACTACGATTTCTTGGAATACCGATCTTAAACGATTAATAAATCTACCAAATTTAATTTCATCTCTAGTTAATCCTTCTGCATTTATCTCCCAAGATGGAGGATTTTCAACATCGAATCTATTCATCGGAATTTTAGAAACTCTACGTAAATTTTCTTTGAAGTAATTTAAAGAATCTGTATCGGATAAATCAGGTCCATCACCACCAATGGTTTCGATTTGTGGCGATCCAGCATCTCCTTCAGGTAACCAGTATTCTTTATTAAATGGCATCATCGGACGACCATTTGTTTTTAATTCTCCACTATCATAATCAAAATCAACTTGTTCTCGATAGTTTTGCATTAAAACACCAAGAGATTGTTTTGCTCTTGTTTTAGATTTACCACCAACTGGTATAATAAATTTAGTTTTAAATGATGAATTAACTACTGCCCATATAATTCTAGAATGCTCCATGATTCTTAATAAATTAAACGAACGAATAAGTCTTTCAACATAAGATATTCGAGTTGGCGAATTCATGTTAGCATACGATATGTATATAACTTGTGAATCGTATAACATTCGAGCTTTTCCAGGAACATCTTTAAATTGTTTCCATACTCGTTTTCCTTGATCGTCAATACCAGGTTCTAGCGTTATTGGATCGATTTCTTTAAATCCTATAACGTTTCTTTGATCGTTATCATATATTATCTCAAACGCAAGATAACCATCAACTAGCCACTTCCTAAAGTATGACCAAGCGGTGATATCGTTATTAAAACCAAAATATTGATATATTCTTTTAAAATTAATAGATATTGCTCCTCTAATCTCTTCGACTTTATCGGCAGCTAATAAATCGTCATCAAATAAAAGTGGATCACAAAAATAATTTTTATCGTCGTAAACAACACACTCATCACAAAGTGTATCTAATATTTCTTCAATTTCATCTTGTACTGCAAATCTCCTAAGTTCCTCTCGTTTCTTAGGGTATGATTTATCGAATACTGATATTGATTTCTTTAAAGCGATGTCTGATAATGCTAAATTAGCAAATAATGCATAATCATCATAATCACCACCAACTAAACCTCTAGGGTCATAAGTCCATCCAAATTGATCTTCAACAATACCAACGGCTTGTGAGTTACGAAGAACCATGTCATCGTATTTCATCCCAAAAGAACTAAGCTGTTTTAAGGCATTTGATGCAACGAATCTAGGTCCACTCGCATTATCGCCTCTTTCTACAAATCCTGCCATTTTTTCTTTTTTTTATTAAGTTATATATTCCTATCTTTTTTGTGACTTTACGATATACTGCTCATATAAAGTTTTTACGTCATTTTCACGTATACCTTCATAATCATTCCAATTAATCATTACGGCTCTAATCCAATCTTCGTAACAAACAACTGCGATCTCGCTCATTTTATTTAAATAATATCTACGTATACAATGCCCTAATCCCCATTTACCTAAATTCGCTTCTAATAATTTATATTCTAATTGTACCTCTTCTTGATCAGAAGCTCGTCTCCAATTATTTCCCTTTGTTGCATTAATAATAGATTTTTCGTATATTTTAAATATCTGTCCAACCATCCAATATCTAGCAACTTTAGGTAAGAAGTTTAAATTCAATCCAACTTCTAATCCCTTTCTATCTTGGCCTAATGATAATATCATTGGAGATTTATCAAAATATGATAATTTATCTCTTGTTACTGGATCGTATCTAAAATGATATAACTTACCCCATGTTAATGTAGGTCCACCAGTCGATTCTACATAAGTGGAATCTCTATCTGCTAAAGTTTCTTCGAACCATTCATACGCATATTTAGCTGCTTGATTTCCACCACCATATTTACGCTCCCATAATTGAACATAAGCTTCAAAGTTACCTTTGATTTCGTCTAATTCCGGTAATTCTGCAAAAGCTTCGCCTCTAATATTATCTCCCATGAATTATTACTTTTTATTAAAAAATGTTTCGGTAACTAATAAGAATTTCCAACCTCGTTTATTACACCAATGTTCGGCAAATTGAACTTTACACATATTAGTCACATACATTTCGTATGCATATTTATAGTTTGCAACTGACTTTTTTGTTTTTCTTTTTGGTGGATTTGGTTTTTGTAATTGTGAAGATGGTTTAACTTCAATCAGATATTCTTGACCATTATCTAATTTCATATAATAATCAGGAAAATAAGAATGCTCTCTACCATCAAGACTGTTTATATATTTAATCTTTACTGGCTCAGATGACCATTGAACAATTTGTGGATTTGACTCACAATACATACAAAACTTTCGCTCCCAAGAGGAACGATATATTATTGGGCCAGGTCCAATATATTTCTGACATTCATTAATCGGAAAATATCCTTGACTGTACCCTGAATTTTTTTTAGGCTTGTTGTTTTTAATGTTCATATAGAATATATGCCACCGTCATCAGATGCACCTGATAAGCTAATAGTTCCTGAATATTTCTTTGGATGTAATTTATTCCAACCTTTAGCATATCCTTTTTTAGCTATCTGTGTATAATAAGCAAATGCATTTGTAGATTTCTCTGGTTTAAAACGATCCCAATATTTAAATAAATCTAATTGAGCGAATGCTAAGCAATCTAATCTATCTTCTGGATTTTTATATTTTAATTTTCGAATTGCTCTTTCCGATAATAATATTAACATTTCGGTTGCTTCGGGAGTTAATTTCCCAGCTTCCTTAGATTTAATAATCTCTGCTACTAAATCTTTATTTCGTAAATATACTTTTGCCATATCATGTGTTTAATATTAGTTATATGCTGATGTTCTGTACAAGTTTCAAATGGAGCCCCGAAGGACTCCATTCAAAAGTATATAAGGGATAGGTGTAGATTATAGTTCTACCGCTAGATATTTCTTCTGTACTTCAATTACTTCGTTAGATGGAAGTATAATACTAATCATATCTTTTGCACCAGCTTCAGTAAATTGTCCTGCATTAACTTGAACTTTAGTTCCAGGTTTATATGTTTTTACAGACATTTTAATTTCACCAGGTACGTAATCAGCATCAGAAGCTTCATGAACCTCAACATTTTTTGTTTTAAACATTGCGTTCAATTTAGCTTGTTCTGCTTCAAGTGAATCGTTAAGAATTTTCTTAGCCTCTTTAATTTCAGCCATTTCATCCATTCCTAATTCTGATATTTTAGAAATTTCGTTTTTAATAAAATCAATTCTCTCGTAAATATCAGATTCCTCTTTTTTACGTCCTTCTTCGATTTTAGCTTCACCTTCAAGTAAATCTTTAACGCTATTAGTAATATCGTAATTTACATATTCCATTACTAAGTTGATAGCGTCTGAAGCTGTTTCAGCTTTAATTAAAACATTTTCGTTCATGTATGCGTTAATCTTATTAACATATACACCGTTATCAGTTTTTAGGATATTAACTTCAACACCTTCATAAACGTTAGATGTGATAGTTTCAACAAAATCTAATTCTACAAGTTTTTCAGCTGAATGAACTGCATGTTCTAAAACTTTAATAACATCATATTCACCAGCTCTAAATTTACCGGTTGCCATTAAAGAAGATGATAA